GTCCTAGAGCGTGGTACATACCCTATATTTCTTGCTAAAGAAACTACATTTTCTCGTAATGTTGCTGAATCCAAGAAGGATTCATTCACAACCATGTTGGAATTAAATGCAGTAATATACGTATTATATGCTAAAGTATCAATTAAGACTGAAAAATTAGATCCTTCAAAGTCAAAATCCGTAAAAGTTGAATTTGCACGGAGATAAGACTTAATTTGAGTCTTTATTTGATCGAAATCGAGATTGGAAAACTTAGTAAAGGGCATATTATCTTGTTGACTCTAGTATGAAGGAGAAATCTTGTGTAGGAAACTGTTGTCCAATAATATCAAAGATGCAATTGACTTCAAAACTGTTTTGATTGGGTCTAGGATTAACATGAACTTGTAAATTATCAACTCTAGGCTCAAAGTTTTCTATTGCAACCTTAATTTGACGTTGAATAACAGATGCTGTACCATAATCAACGAATCCAAAGAGGTTTGAACGCACTTCTGACCCTAATGGTGAGTTAAAAAACCTCTCCATAGGAATAGTTTGAACTAAATTCCTTACAGATCTTTTAATTGCGTCTTCATTTTTAAGAACTGTTATATCCTTTGTAACAGGATGTGCTTTAAAGGATAAATTAATGTCTTTAAATGATCTAGATATCCTTTGTACAGGCATTGGTCAATAGTTTGCTTGATTTATTTATATCTAAATTACCCATTTAAGTTAATTTTTTCTTCTTTATCGAGTTTTGGTGCATCATCATGCATAACTTCTTGGATTATTCGCTCTTTATTGACATAATCAGTCACTAATCTGGTAGTTCCGTGATCTTTTTCCATAGATTCTTTATGTCTATCTACATGAATAACCATTTTTCCTTCAAAAAAATTATTTAGCATAAAAAAACCTCCTTTCGGAGGCTTAATGTTATGCTATTAATGAAATTATTATTCCGATTAGGACTAAAATCGTGATTATCGTCATTTTCCCTGACCTCTATACGGTTTTCGAGACGAGTTACGCGATGTTGCAGCATGTTTTGTATGCTTTCCATTTCCTTGACGAGTCTTTTTGGGCGGCGCACTAATAAAATCACCAGTTCCCCATGAACCCGTCTTTGCTTTAGCCATCTTCTAAGTTTCCTCCATGTATTTCAGTAGTAATATCATCAGGATTTGGTGCTCCTGTCTGATAAAATTCAATTGACAGATCCTCCAATAGGTCCATATACTCAAACTGAGTAAGATTTTCGTGAACTTTTTTACCCTTTATAAAAATATCGTAAGTATCTGCCATTATTTTTAGATAATCCTTGTCTTTTCGTGACCAACTCTAATACGAGGATCACACCAAATCTCAAAACCAGCTGCTAAGGCATCGAGGCAGAATGATACATCTTCTCCACACATATCCTGCACTGCACCTGACTCAAAGACTTGCATCTTAGGAGCAAACCAAGGATATTTGAGATCTTCATGTTCCCATACACCATGCTTAATCAATAACCATCCAAATCCTGCATAGTCAACAGTAAAAGGACTACGACGTTTCTCTATGCTTTCAATGGTTTCATGATTCATGACTCCACCATTCTTAGCAAAATCATCTTCTTCTAACCAATGTGCAACAGATGTTGTTCTACCATCTTCTGTGCAATACCAACCAGATGCAATATCTTTATCCATAAGGACTAATTGCCAGAATTTCTCAGAATTAAAGACAATATCACTGTCAATCCATAGTTGATAATCATATTTTAATTTGCCATCCCAAGGTAATTGGTCTGGTCCACGTAGAACATTAGCTCCAAGACACTTACAACGGGCAAAATTGACCATTGATGAATAATCTTGAGATATTTGAATACTTGCACCTGCTTGAACTAAGTCAAAACAAAGTTGAACAAAGTTTTTCAAATAGATGTATGATACTCCTCTACCTGGTAGACAAAAAACAACTGTCTTACCTCTGATAATCTCCTTTGCTTTGTCATAATCCCACTCTTGCTCTTTCTTTTTCTTGTTTTTAGTAGGAGTATTTGCTTTTACTGTAAATCCTTTAGCCATAACGTCCTGTAATTACACATCAATTATATCAGTTTATATAGTAATTGTCAATCTTTTTCTTTAACCGTAATTTCACCACCTTCATTTTGAAAGTGTAATTCAGTTCCTTCATACCATCCTTCATCATTGATAATCCATTCTGGTATGACTGTTTTGTATTCTCCCGTTACTGGATCGCACTCTATGGTCGTAAAATCGTCTGGGGAATTTTTTTGCATTTTTTCAACCCTGTCGTCGTTTTTATATATTGAAAAAAAATTTTGTCCTTCGTGATATCGAAAGGTCGATCTGGGTCGTTTATAGCTTAAGGGATCCATTGTTTTTATAACCGCGCCCCATAAAAACGCCCCCGGTAACGGGGGCACTGTCTGATTCACGAACGAACGGTCTTAAGTTGTTTGGTGATCTGCACGCCGACGAATCCGCGTACCTTATATGGAATGGTGATAGGACGGGGTGCATGATCATGCTTATAAATCATGTGCTTGCCCCCGTTGCGAACCCGTTGCCATCCTAGCGAACGGGCAAGTTTGGTGAGTTGCTTGGATGTCATCAGTCGTGCATCTCATCAAGCATTTCATCCATCTCTTCACGGTCGATCATCGGATCATCCCACTGAACGCCGTCACCAGTGCACGAACTCACGACCTTTTCAATGAACTGAGCATATGAGGTGCATTCAAGGGCAGTCTCATAATATGCCATTGTGTTCTGAATCCAGAGAGCAGCGTTCCAGGTTTCATAGTTTGCCCATCCGTTGTATCCTTCCCAAGTTGGTTTGGTTTCAGGCATCGGAGTTGCGGTCATGGAGTCTGATTCGTTTGGACTTTCTTAGTATAGGGCATGGCGGCACGAATGGGGCAAAATGTGTGCACTTTACGCACTGGCACAAGCGAACTTGCGATTGGCAAAGTTAGCATGAGAGAATAGTTCACGGTTGACCAATTTCCATGATCCATTCTCAGTGTGCATCACATACCCTTCAGAATCAATACGGTCATAACCAATATACGCATTTGGTCCGTGAGCATAACGGCAAAGTGATAGAGCATCCGCCTTGATGGATTTGATCAGTAACCAGAATTTGATCAGGTCTGAATTTTCCCAATCGTATGGGTTGACCGTTTCACCCTCACGGATGCAAGCATTCAATTCTTTCTTATACTGTGCCGCCTCCTTTGGACTAACGAATTCAACACCCGTAGCTCTGACCTTGGCAAAATTGATCAGGTCCCGCAACTCTGCAAAACTGTCTTTACCATACTCACCGAATGCACCATCCCAAATATATGCCTTGGGTTGCACCCACTTCACAAAATATGATCCGTCGGGATTTGTGGCAGCACTGGCGGGAAATGGATTATACTTGCAAAGGGGATAGGCAACCGCATCACGCAGGTCTGATTTTGCAACATACTCAGTATGGGGTGCCATTATGATTTCTTCCTGGACCACGGATGGGAATTCATACGTAATGGTGTTTGGTGTGTATTCACTCTCACCACCGAACCCAATAAAATCACCTTGGAAAATTCGGTCTGTATGGGGTAGGTTACAAAGGCATGAGGATAAAATTCCTTCTAATGGGGTGCCGCCATACCATTCTATGATCTGCTCCTGGGTTTCACATATCCTGATTTTCTTCTTATTGAAAACCGATTTGGTGCCCACAAAGAAATTACCTGTTGCTGGGTTGGTTCCCCATACGATAGCAGGTGCACCGTCAATCTTAACGGACAAAAGGCAAACCATCAAAAAAGCATCCAATACGGTGAGGTCACCTGTAAGGATGCTGTCTTCTGGGTGTTCAATGTGGGTGTTTTTCATACTCTTATAATAAAGGAGAAACCCCACTTTTGCAAGCGGGGCTATGACAGTTTATCAGGTGGTTATCTGATGATTTTGTATCCGTCAAAGAACGCATCCCCGTCAATGAACCATTGAAAATTCTGTTGATAGATGCCGACCCCGTGAAGGAAGCAATCAAGGATGGCGTTCAATCTGGATTTGGTCGTCGGGGTTGACCATCCGCATGAACTCAAAGTAAGGTCACCTGATGGGGTCATCTCACAAATGCGGTTCCCGTGTAACCGAACTGTCATGAATCCTTCCTGATCAAAATCGACTGAGGTGTTTGCTTTTTGCCAATCCTTACGGTTGCGGATGGCGGTTTGCATTTCCATTTCGATTTTACGCATAAGGTTTGAAATTCGTTTGACTCTTCTAATATACATGAAAAAACCCCCTTGCGGGGGCTCTGTGTGCCACTTTGTCAAGTGGTTTATTTGTTGACCATTTTCACGACCTGTGCATGATATGGTTTGAAGAAATCAACGATCTTGAAAAAATCTTTGATCGCTTCCTGCACCTCATACTGATGGATTGCCCAACGGGTGCGGATGTCCTTGATGTAACGCTCACGGGTTATAAGGCGTGAGGTTGACGGACGGGTGAATTCAGATTTAACTGCTTTCACTTTGCCACCGACGAAAGTTGTGGTGGTGACTTTGGCAACAGGTGTTTTTTTAACTGCTTTAGGTGTTGCCTTTGCAGTGGTGTTAGTCTTACGGGTGCGACGCTTGCGGGTTGTGGGTGCAGGTGTGGCAACGGTTGACTTAACTGGCATAAAAGCGCAATTGCGGGTTTACCCCATCATTATACAAAAAAAGGGGTTGACACGAACCCCTTTGTAACGAATTTGTTGTAAAAAAGTCCAGTTTCTCAACTGTCCTAAACTTTGACCTCTGCCTTGACGTTGACCTGTTTTAGTAATGAGATGCACTTGATTGCCTTGGCATAAGTGTCAAAACTCATATACCTGTATTTCAGGTCGTCAGGGAATGAGTAACGAATGGTGGTGTTCATTTGGCAAGTGAGATTAGGTTTTCAATGTTTTGGTTACGCTGTTGTAACCTCTTGAGTCCTTCACTGTCACGCAGTGCTAGGAGTGAGTTGAATCCAAAGATCAGAAAAAATCCAACGATTGCAACCCGTATCCATTCGCCTCTACGCATAGTCAACGTTGCCAGCTATGAAACTGTCCACATCAAACTTGTTTTCGTCCGAATCTTCAGAGAGTGCCTCCTCCATTAGTGCGGAGATTGCCTCATCTTCAAATCTGGGATCAACGAACATGGTTGAATTGCTTGGAACTCTCATATCATACACGGTCATGAAACGAATGGGGTGAATAGTGGACACTTTGCCAACCGAACACGGTCAGCCGGATTCGCATTAAAAAACCCCTATTATGGGGTTGGATCGAATTCGGTCAACTGACGAAGTTGAAAAATGATTTCATCAAGGTCGTCAAGGTGACCCGTTACGAAATCGGAGTCCATGAGATGCTTGGCATCCTCACGCTCATAGAGTGCGTCCAACTCACGGACGACGTTTTCAAGGATAGTGTAAGCATTTAAATTTTTCATACTTGTACTATCGCATAGAATGGGGCAAAAATCAAGCGGTCTTGTGCCACTTTGCCAACTGATTTACGGCCGACCCGATTCTCAATAAAAAAGACCTTATTGAGAAAGGTCTTCAAATCTTTCAAGTGCCATTTCTTCGGCAAGTGCTTCCAAAGATTGAACGGACTTTTTGAGTTCGGTTTGGGATGCCTTCAAATCTGAAAGCATTTCTTCAAAAAGATCTTCAAGGATCATTTCGTTTTGGAGTGTGCTCATGAATATTCAAATGGGGTAGGTTCGGTGATTTTGTCGAAGAGAGAATCAAATGCGTCCTGATCGAAGTCATCAGGGAGTCCGCAGTCGGTAAAGAAACATGCCATTTGGACGAGCACGGTTTCCTCAGATTCGGTGATTTGTAAATTTCTCATATTGGTACAATACACCATTTTGAGGCGAATGGGGAAAATAGTGGACAGTTTACGAATTGTCCACGGGCGGCTGGAATTTCACGAAAACGGCTGCCATTCTCAATAAGCACGAACTATTGATAATCAATAATAATATCTTATTGAGAATACATAATCACTAATGTTCTCAACAACGAAGTCTTATTGAGAATATAAAAATAGTGTGCCAGTCAACGAACCGAACACACTATGAAGATTTCCTTTGGTATTATATGTTATAATATTAAATCGACTACGAAATTTCTCATTAACATTTATTGTTAGTTAATGAGATCTTTAATTGTTATAACACGCTATGCATTATGCGTAGTGCATATATGCTAATTGTTGATAGTCTGTGCTATCACGTGCGTATTCATCATCGAGCTCGTATGTATTATGTAATGTGTTATGTACATAATTCTCGTCGAGATCGTATGTGTAATCTAGTTCAAATGTGTTAAACTCGTAGTCGTCGTACATGAGATCTAGTTGTGTATATGTGTGTATTATACATGAATCTCGTAGTGGATGTCAAGCACCTCGACGAGATTGTAACACTATATGTGTACTATGTATAAATCTCGTAGTACTTATGTTACAAAATACACATAATCTCGACGAGAAAATCGATCCGTGTACTTGACAAACTGCGATCCTCATGCTACGCTCGCTAAACTCACAAGTCCTGAGAGTATTAAACTCAAAGTTAACTCAATGGTTTAGTGAGTGTTTATAACAATAAAAGTATAACATTTATCATTGTATTTGTCAAGTGATTGAGAAGATATATTAGCTATTGAGAATCATTAAATATCCCTTATTGAGTCTCATTAAACAACCTTATTGAGAACAGAGATAAAAAACAGTTTAATATTTATAAACATATTTAAAACCTATTTTTTAATCATTTCGGTATCAGTTGTTACAGTTTTTGCCCATACATAGGCAATCGGCCCTAGTATGAACAATACACGTATCCATCCTGTGATAATAAGAAACAACAAGACTTTTTTACTGTTTTTCATTAAGGAAATACACCATGAGTGTCAGTATAATTAAGAGTTCAATAACTATGTAATTATTCGTTATTGACATCATCATATTCTGCATAATGCTGACAGTTAGCAGACTTGCGTTTCTTTACATATTTCAACTGATGCCATTGATGTTCATAACATAATAGCAAGGTATGAGTCTTCTTATGCAAGGGTGAATCTTTTAACTGTTCTATAGGTTTATCATAGACAGCAGTCTCTATAGTAATATAACGTTCCTGATGTTGAAACCCTTTCTTAGGTTCTA